CAACTTCGGGCATCATGTGCTTAGGCGCTTTGAACGGTTTTGTAACGTACGCAACCTTAGAGCTGTATTTGATAATCTGATCCAGCTCATGTGGCTCGCAATAATCTAACGTGTATCGCGGACCATATCCAAGTTTAGCCAGGGCCGAACAACTACGTCCCTTGTTTTCCTTCTGAAGCAATAGCTCTCCGTCAACCTCTACGTGAACACTGGTTTCCTTAAGCCGATCGAGTTTCTCCGGTCCGAAGAACAGACTGTGCATATGCACGTTCCACCAACTTTTGTTGTTGTTATAGGTGAACTCGAGAAAATGAGTTCCACCATCTGCGCCAAGTCCATAATCCGTATGTCCTTGTTTCATGTGCTTCCCACAAAGTAACCTGTTCATGCCACGCATAGAGTGCCATCCCGTAAGTCCGGGCAAGGTTGTCCTGGACACAGCATAATCATACTGTTCCTTCAGAGACTTGAAGCGAATACCGCTTTCATGTTTCTGTCCAGGTAACGTAACGGTTAGTACTCCTACTGTCATATCGTTGCCAAAGTAATGCTTTGCCACCTTCAACCGTTCCTTAATTTCATGCGCTCGTTTCCCAGCTCTCTTTCGTTCGCAACTAGGGCAAGCAAGCCAGCGAGCGCATTTATGCTTCCAGGCCTCGTCAGGTCTTCCGAGCCAGGCTCCTTTACAGATCGCCAGTCCAACTTTGTCGTTGTTCCTGTCAGCTTTGCTCGAACTAAATGTCATCATTCACAATCACACCCTACAGCATAAGGATGCTGAAATTGACATTCGTCACAGGGTGGCATGTTCACTATTTTTGAGTCCGTCATATGCCGTCCGAGACAAAAATAACATTTAGCAAGTTCGGTATACAAACAAGTAGGAATGAGATTCCTATCAATTTGTAAGATAATCGTAGAACTCACGATTCCTTTCCATTGCTAATTCGAAATTCCGTAATCCAGCTCCAATAGGAGCAATAACATCAGATGCTCTGAAGTTTCGAACCGGAATAGTCCACATGTCAAGGACATAACGTTGAGTCTCTCTGTGGATATCTGAACGCCCACGTGGGCGAACCGATGTTCTCGAGCTAAAGCTCTCGTTCATTGTCGAATTGCGACCTCGTTCCGGTCGCTCGACTACTGAAACCATCGATAAAGACGATGGATGTGAGGTGCTGTCATCCGTAGAACATTCTACAATGTGACCGCTAATCTCAAAGTACGAGTTCAAACAACCCACTCCTCTTCACAATCAACACACGTGTGTTTGTAAATACCATAATCAACAATCTCGTAAGATTCGTTGTCTCCTGATCCACAACGTGGACAAGTCTCGGCCATCAATATCGCTTCCGATAAGTACGCTTTTTCGTTGCCTTTGCGGCTACCAACTTTTTCGTAGACTTACGTTTGTTGGTGTAACGGTAACGCATGAGCTTACCATTCTTTTTGAAGGTCTTTCCGTAGTTGTATTTTGGCATTAAGCACACACTCCTGCAGCCTTCTCAGTAACGTAGGTTGTAGCACCGATAAGGTGCCCAATAGCAACCAGTACAAGATACTCAATTCGATTATTCTTAATGTGATCAAAAACGACCACAATTTTGCTCGCAGTAATAGCTGCATCCGCTGTTGTTTTTCCAATCATAAAATCACATCTCCGTCATAGGTTCACAAAGGTAACCACGGTGATTACCTGGCACAAGGTCAATTTGTAATGTAATTTGACCTTCAATAGAAGAAGCAATGTTGACAAGTCCACATGGGAAATTTCCACCCTTCAAACGGGTTGTTCCACCAATCGTGGTAGCAGTAACTAATTCCACGTCGTGAATTTGTAATCCCGGACCTTGGTTTGCACCACCGGGGTACATAGTATCAAAATTTACACCATCATTCTCGAATGGATAAGGTGCAATATTGTTATCGGTCAAAAGATTCTCAATAACCTCAGCATCCTGAGTCGTTCCATCATTAAATAAAGCAGTCATCCAATTCTGAGCAGCAGCCCCTGAAGCAGAAGCAGCATCATCAGGCATATTCGGATCTTCAATATTTGGAAGAGCACGAGAAGCAGCGTATCCCTCAATTAGTGATACTGCAAAATTACCAGTCACAGGACTTGGAGTCGTATACAAGTTTGGACCAACAGCAACAACGTCTCGAGAAACAGAAGTACCGGGTGCATCGGAACGTGGAATTTCATAAGTTGAATAATCCCATTCCCCAGGTACAAAAGCACCTAAAGCGGAAGAAACAGGAAGCAAATTTGCAACGCTTCCAAGTTGATGATGAGCAGCATCTGCATAAACCTTGAAATCCAAAAACTTTGGACGAATAGAACCGGCTTCAGAAATAGCCTCATTATTCATTTTCTGCCATGCTCGAAAACCTTTTTCCCAAGAATTAGACATAACCCAAGTATTGGGAAGTTTAGAAATCTGTATTTGTCCTGTTCCAGTTGTCAGAACTTTAAATCCAGCAACAGCCCAGTTAATTCCCTGTCTGTAGAAACGTCGATTGACCAAAGAGGCCACTTGCGACAAATCAATGAATGCATTAGGATTAGCTGCAACATCGTAATTGAAAGTCAATGTCATTGCAGCAGGTTGTATCTTGCTACCTTTTCTCGAGTAACTTCTCTTCGCCATAGTCATCCGGTAGCGTATCAATCCTATATTGATTACGGCCAAAAGGCCTACTTAATCGGGGATTAGTATACATGAACTCCTCAACTTCGGGCATCATGTGCTTAGGCGCTTTGAACGGTTTTGTAACGTACGCAACCTTAGAGCTGTATTTGATAATCTGATCCAGCTCATGTGGCTCGC